TCACCGTCATCTCCGCTTACTTTGGTGGCAGGTCGTTTGAAAAAGTGAAGGCCAAATAATCCCTAACTTTGTGAGTAAATTGAATAAAATGAAACTTGAGAAGCAAGAGTTAGAGACCCTCCAAGAACTAAACAACGAATTTACCCGTCAAAAGCTGACGTTGGGAGAACTTGAAGTTCAGAGGGCATTGGTAATCGATGAGGTGAAAAGGATTAAGGCGACATTCCTTGTCGAGGAAAAGAAGCTTATAGACAAGTACGGGGAGGACTCCGTCATTAACTTGAACACGGGAGAGGTTCAGAAAAAACAAGACTGATGGCAAAGATTTCATCGTATGCGGTAGACGGCTCGGTATCACGTTCAGACCTTTTGATTGGCTCCGACGCTGAGGCTAACAATGAGACAAAGAACTTCCCGGTAGGTTCTCTCCTTGGCCTGACACAGGTCGAAGAGGTACTCAGCACCCACTACGACGTAAACCAAGTGCCTTCGGGATTGGACTCCCCACTTGATATTGTGTTTGGTCCGGGTGGTACGGGCACCACCGCAGACCCTGTGATGATGGCGGCCAATGGTACGCTGACATTCAATCAGGCGGGGTTCTACTTCATCGAGGTCTTTCTCAATATCGAGAGGCAGGGTTCATCAGGAAATTTTACGGTCACTGCATTCAGGGCACTTGTTAATGGCACTCAGTTTACTGAGACGAAAGCGGTTGACCTCAAGGAAACAGGAGTCATGGTTCCCTATGAGACCACCATCCCCTATCAGGCGACTGCGGGAGACACGATGAATTGGGAGGTCATGCGGGATAGTTCGGGAATAGATGCAGGGGGGCTATACACGCACACTATTAACGGGCCTTGGAGTAATGTCCCATCTGCTGAAATGCGCGTGTACAAAGTAGGGTAAGTGAGATGGATATTCGAAAAATTTCAGTTGGCCCTGACTACAAGTCGGGTGCTATGCATTATATCGTTGGGCAGGATGTATTGGGAGGCAGTCACAAGATTCACCTGATTAAGCACTACCCCGAATCTGACTCCGTAAAGATTTGGATTGAAGACGACAAAGAGGTTGTCAGGTGTTGGAAGGAGTTCAACAGTACAGTGCCTATTTCAATCGAGTTCAATATAAATTTTTAGGTGAAGTCTATCTATCAGTTTATAGTAGAGCCTGTAGGGGATAGGAGGTACAACAACACCAAGGACATTGGCGGCATCGACTTTGTTGTCAACACATCCGAAGAGGATTTCAGGTTTTCAAACAGAGAGGCGGTCGTACTCTCTACACCCATCAGCTATTCAGGTCCGATTAAGGAGGGAGACATTGTCTTGGTACACCACAACGTGTTCAAGTTCTACAACGATATGTACGGCAGGAGGAAGAGCGGCAAAAGCTTTTTGAAGGAAAACATTTTCCTCTTAGACCTCGAACAGTTTTTTGCCTACAAAAGAGATGGCAATTGGGTGGGGGTGGACAAGTTCTGCTTTGTCAAGCCCGTTCCCAAAGAGGACACCTACATCTACAAGCCGACCACGCATGAGCCTCTTGTTGGCGAGATGACCATCCTTAATCAGACGCTGAAAGAGGCGGGGATAAAGGTGGGAGACAGGGTCTGCTTCAAGCCTGATAGTGAATACGAGTTTCATGTAGATGGTGAGTTGATGTACAGACTCTACGACCAATCAGTCACCCTTACGTTGTGATGGGCTATGGCGGCAAGTGGTGGGACGATGATGAGGCTTACCGCCTCGCTATAGAGAGACTTAAAATGAAATTAAATGAAGTCAACAGAGATAAGGCTAAGGATAATAGAAGCGGGGGAAATTGCCGTGGAGCAACTCATCAAGGTCGCCAAGGAGAAAATCATAACGGGTGACCCCGAAGATGACTTGGCCGCTGACAGGTTGAAGAATGCTGCGGCCACAAAGAAGTTGGCAATCTTTGATGCATTTGAAATACTCAAGCGCATTGAGGAGGAGAAGGACGCTCTGAGTGGAAAGAGTGCGTCCCCTTCAGATTCTAACAACAAGCAGGGGTTTGCAGAAAGAAGGTCAAAGTAGTGAACTGTATCGCGTCTTAGAAGACGTTGTGCCCAAGGCCGTCCTGTCCAACAAGAACAGGAATCGGAGTTGGTTATATGGCTACAATGACAAGTACGATGTGGTGGTCATCTCCAAGTCAGGTCAGATTGGCGACATCGTTGAGATTTCAGGTCTAAGGATTGCCTTGCCCCCTACCCCTAAAGAGTGTCTTCAAAGACACTCGGACAAGAAGGAGCAGTATTGGGAGAGGACGGAAATACCTCAGCAACTCAAGAGGATACAGTCAATCTTCCAATGGAACGAGATGCCCTCTGAGTTCAAGGACAAGTGGGTAGGCTACATCGAGAGGGAGTTTGACTACAGGGAGGAGGGCTTTTGGTTTATGAATAATGGGAAGCCCACCTACATCACGGGGTCCCACTATATGTACCTTCAGTGGACGAGCATTGACGTTGGCTATCCGGACTACCGGGAGGCCAATAGGATTCTGTTTTTGTTTTGGGAAGCGTGTAAGGCTGACCACCGAAGCTTCGGGATGATATACCTGAAGATTAGGCGGTCGGGCTTTTCGTTCATGTCATCCTCTGAGGCCGTGAACACGGCAACACTTGCTCGTGACTCACGCATTGGCGTGTTGTCAAAGACGGGTGCTGACGCTAAGAAGATGTTCACCGACAAGGTCGTGCCCATAAACAACAGGCTGCCATTCTTTTTCAAGCCCATCATGGACGGGATGGACAAGCCGAAGACTGAATTGGCATACCGTATCCCCGCGTCCAAGATTACCAAGAAGAATATGTACGATGTGGACGAGGAGGCCATGGACGGCTTGGACACCACAATCGATTGGAAGAACACGGACGACAACAGTTACGATGGAGAGAAACTGCTACTGCTTATCCACGATGAAAGCGGTAAGTGGATAAAGCCAAACAACATCCTGAACAATTGGCGAGTGACCAAGACCTGCTTGAGGTTAGGTAGCAAGGTCATCGGCAAGTGCATGATGGGGTCCACGTCAAATGCTCTGAACAAGGGTGGTGACAATTTCAAGCAGATGTATCACGACTCCGACATCTCCACAAGGAATGCCAATGGTCAGACAAGGAGTGGAATGTACAAGCTATTCATTCCGATGGAGTGGAACATGGAGGGATTCATCGACAGATATGGTGCGCCCGTGATGCATAAAGACACCACTAACCCCGTCAGGGGCATTGATGATGAGTTTATCCATCAAGGCGCGGTTGACTATTGGGAGGCTGAGGTAGACTCTTTGAAGAATGACCCCGATGCGCTGAATGAATTTTACAGGCAGTTTCCGAGGACAGAGTCTCACGCATTCAGAGACGAGAGCAGGGCATCGTTGTTCAACCTGACGAAGATTTATCAGCAGATAGATTACAACGACTCCATGATTACTGAGCATCATGTCACACGTGGTTCTTTCCATTGGAAGGATGGGGTAAAGGATACGGAGGTGGTGTGGTCCCCGGACAAGCGTGGGAGGTTCTTGGTGAGTTGGATTCCCAAGAGGGCGTTGCAAAACAATGTGTCTACGCGCAACGGAACAAAGTACCCCGGCAATGAACACGTGGGTGCTTTTGGTTGTGACTCATACGACATCAGTGGCACGGTGGGCGGTGGAGGCTCCAATGGTGCGCTGCACGGACTCACCAAGTTCAGTATGGAGGACGCACCAAGCAACGAGTTCTTTCTTCAGTACGTCGCGAGACCTCAGACTGCGGAGATATTCTTTGAGGAGGTATTGATGGCCTGTGTGTTTTATGGTATGCCGATACTGATAGAGAACAACAAGCCAAGGCTTTTGTACCACTTCAAGAACAGGGGCTACAGAGGGTTCTGCATGAACCGACCTGACAAGCACTCTTCAAAACTTTCAAAGACAGAGAGGGAGTTGGGGGGAATACCCAACTCAAGTGAGGATGTAAAGCAGGCTCATGCTGCTGCTATAGAGTCCTACATAGAAAAGTATGTGGGGATTGATTTACAGGGGGACTACAGGGATGCGGGGGACATAGGCTCTATGCCATTCAACAGAACCTTGGAAGATTGGGCAAAGTTTGACATATCGAACAGGACAAAATTTGATGCTTCAATTAGTTCGGGCTTGGCCATCATGGCCTGTCAAAAGCACCTGTATCAGCCCGAAAAAACAAGCAA